GATCTGGAAACGGAACCAGAGAATAGCTTTCTCGGTCCAGACGGAAAAGGTCCACGAAGTCTTCGAGTTCCAGAACCGCTATACGAACACGACAAAATGGTGGGCTGGAAATGGACAGATGTACGCACTGTCCAGTTCCTGAAGACTCTACCGAAATACGATCCGTTCGTCTCTGCAAAAGACTATTACTTTGATGCGGAGGAATGGGATCGCGTAATCAACTTCGTCATCAATGAGTGTTGCTTCCCAGAAGGTTATCTAACGGGTTTGCCCCTGATCCCCGAAAAGTGGCAGTCAGCAATCTACGCTAACCTCCTTTGCTGGAAACATAAAACTACACATACTCGGCGTTACCGAGAATGCTTCATTCTTATCCCCAGAAAGAATTCAAAGACTTCGTCGTTCGGGGCAGTGATCACGCTGTATATGTTCTTCTGTGACGGCGAAAAGCGTTCTCAGAACTTTTGTTGTGCTGCTGATGTGGAACAGGCGTCTGTAAACTTCAACCACGTAGCCTACATGATCCAGAACAACCCAAAGTTGCTGGGTAGACTGCGAGAAAGAAAGATTTACCGATCCAACAGGTCTTTTGAGCACAACGACGGTGCTGTGTTCAAAGTCCTGTCCAGTACAGCAGAGACGAAACACGGACTATCCCCAAACTTTGTATATATCGACGAAGTTCACGCACATCCCAACGGAGAACTGATTGACGTTATGATTACAGGCACAGCGGCACGACAGCAGCCGCTTGTCCTGTACACGACAACAGCGGACTACGACAGACCCAGCGTTTGCAACCAGTTGTACGAAAAGGCTGTTGCCATTGCTTCAGATAAGCAGTGGGAACCAACATTCCTTCCAGTGCTGTACGAGGCACAACTGGACGACGACTGGACATCAGAGAAAGTACACCGCAAAGCCAATCCTAACTACGGCAAGAGCGTCACCAAAGACTACTTCGAACGTATGGTTCGAGTAGCAAAAAACAACCCTGTTGAACTCAATAAGTTCCTCCGCCTTCACCTCAACATCCGTACTAAGACCGAAACAGCATGGATTCCTCCGCACATCTGGGCTTATGGCAACCCAGATCCTGAAGCACCGTTACTGTCAATTGTTGCCATCAAGGAGTGGATCAGCAGACACCCACACTGGTTCAACATAGCTCTTGACCAGAAGTTCTCGACGGCAACATCGGTTGACGTGTACATCGGTCGCTTTCAGGCTTACTGGTCGTGGTTCATCCGTCAGGTAGAAACCCTCAAAGACGAAGAGTGTCATGCCGGATTCGACAACGCATCCGTCAAAGACATTGCTTCATTCAACCTCTGGTTCCCTCGTGTCGGCGTCATGCTGCACTTTGGCTGGTGTCCAGCAGCATCCATCTACCAGCGATCTAAAGAACAGAATCTACCCTACAGCATCTGGTGGGAAGCAGGCGTCATTAACGCAACATCCCCGATGGATACTGTAGACGAAGATGCCATTCTGAAAGCTATGGTAGGCGACGGGGAACACCAAGGATTACTCTCGTACTTCAGCGGTTGCAGAGAAGTCTGCTTTGACCGCTGGGGATCTCACCACATTTACACAACCCTAAAACAATACGGCTATCCTGCCCGTGCTTACCCTCAGTCATTTGCAGGTATGAATGAACCTTGCCGTCGTATGGAAGCTCTCTGCATGGACAAGCAGTTCTTCCACGGCGGTCACCCTGTACTGGATTGGATGGTCGGAAACGTAGTAATTGTCCAAAGTAGGGATGGACAAATGCGACCTGACCGATCAAAATCCACCAATAAAATCGACGGGATTGTAGCTGGACTCATGGCCATGGGTTCATGGCTTTATCCTGAAGTTGAGACGATTACAGAGATTCGAGGACTGAAGTAATGCTTAACTGGATTGCAACCAAGCTGGGCTATACTAAGCGTCCTCGCACGTCTGAACAGGCTCTGAACGCTATTGCTGATGCAGTCAGTTATGTCTCTAACTCCGGCTCTGCCATGACGTGGCAGCAGTTCTACGGCATCCTGAACAGCGAGAAAATGGGCACCAACACCGACGCTGCCCTCCGCCTGACAGCAGTCAAGTGTGCCCTTGAGATCTACACTGGCATGGTGCAGTCCCTGCCTCGCCGCATGTACTCTGTCGACTCTGCAACAGGCGACAAAGTCCGTGTCATCGGCACCACAGACCACCCAGCCTCACGTCTGTTCTCACACTATTTTCACCCAGAACTTACTGCGGACGATGCACTGCTGGTTATCGTTTACGATGTTCTGATGGACGGCAACGCCTACTTCCTGCGTGAGCCAGACAATATGGGCCGCACCAGCCGCCTGTATTACATTCATCCATCACGTATCCCTCGCGACAACATCTACCGTGCCAACGGCAGCGAAGACCTGACCAACGGACGCAAGGCTGTCAAGGGTGAGCTTCTTTACCGGATTGACTCTGGCGTATCCAACAGAGACGCTAAGAGCGAATTCATGCTCCTGCCTAAGAGCGACATTGCCCACTTCAAAGGTAAAGTGCTGGATCAGGAATACCACCGTGCCCATGGCTTCATTGCCAACTCTGCTAATGCTCTGGAGATGTACCAAGCAGCAGAGAAGTTCGGTCGTGCCTTCTACACCAAAGGCTTTGCTAACCAGATCTTCCTGACCACGGACAACCGTCTCGCCCCTGACGTACTCAAGCGTCTGGAGGCTAACTTCGAGGAAGATCCTAACGCTCCTCTCGACTCAATCTTCCGCACCAGAATCCTTGAGCAGGGTCTGAAGCCGATCAACTCCGGCATCCCCTTCCAGCACCTGCAGTTCATCGAGACTCGTGCCTTCTCTGTGGAAGACGTAGCCCGAGGCTTTAATATCCCCCCAGCCCTGCTGCACTCCTACATGGGCACAGACGCTGGCAACACCGATCTGGCTCAGGCTACTGCCCTGTTCGTTCAGGCAGGCATCGGTCCGTTCCTGTCTCGTCTGTGCAGTCAGTTCCGAACTGAGCTACTTCCGCTCCCATCCCAGATGCTGTACACGTTCGAGTTTGAGACACTCTACCTGTACCGCAACGTCATCGACAAGTTCTCAAGTGCTCTCAGAAACTTGTTCGAGATCGGTATGGTTAACCGCAAGAAAGGCTGCTCCCTCCTCGGTATCCATATCGACCCGTCAGACGCTGCAGCAGACCCACGCTACGTGCCTGTCAACATCATGACTGTCGAGCACTCCCTGCATCTGGAAGAAGGTGCATCGCTGGCCAACGATATGACTGAAAAGCAGATCGAGCAGCAACAGCAGACTAACGACGGCATGGTATCCGGCGATGAACTCAAAGCCGCACAGGATCAACTCGCTGCTGCCAAGGCTAAACCAACCTCTGGCAAGATGGACAAATCCCCATCCAAGAAGAACATTGACAAGCGTATCCGTAATGCTTTCCTGAACGTGCTGAACGGTCTGAAGCAGTACGAGGCACGAGTCCTTGAGCAAAAGAAGCAATCCCGTCCTGATGACTACGATGCTGCTGTCACTGAGTTCTACGCTCAGAACAGTAAGTTCGACAGCCTGCTGACTGATCAACTCTCTGGCTGGCAGGATCTCATTACAGTCAACGGCAAGCCCCTGAGCGACCTCCGCACTGCATGGCTTTCTTCTCAGAAACTTCCTGAAGGAATCGAAGATGGAATCTCTTGTATTGAACCGTAAGTCTTTGCCTTCAGGCGATACTCTGGAGTGCAAACTGTCCTTCAACAGTTCAGACGAACTGATGATTTACGATGTTATCATGCCGTACAAATGGTCGGCAGAGGACACTGCTGTTACTCCCGATCAGGTACTGAACTTCATGAAGAATGCACCGTCTGACCTGACGGTACGCATCAACAGTGCCGGTGGTGAAGTCGGATCTGCTCTGGCGATCTACAATCGTCTGCTGGAACACCCCGGCAAGGTAACAACCATCGTAGACGGCTATGCTTTCAGTTCTGCAGGCTGGCTGGCTCTGGCAGGTAAAGACCGCCAGATCTGTAACGGTGGTCTGTTCATGATGCACAACCCTTACCTATACGAGAAGATCGACTCACTCAGCAAGATCGAGAATGTGAAGAACCGCTGGGAATCCCACCGGAACAGCATTGTGGATATCTTCACTTCCAGAACTTCTATGAAGGCTGAAGAGGTTACGAACCTGATGGAAGTCGAGACTTATCTATCTGCCTCAGAAGCAGTCGATAAGGGACTCTTCCACAGCGTCCGTAACGGCAAACCGGATACTGCCATTCTTAACTGCCTGCACATCCCGGAAACAGCCCGTAACAAAGCTGAGATTACTTCCCCGGATATTCAGGCTCTCAGATTGCGAGCACTTAATCTTCGCAAGAAATTTGTGCTTTAATCTATTGACCTGTACACTGCCCGCCTTTACACTACTATCGTCAACGGCTATGCCCACAGCAACGCACATAAGCAGACGCCAGATGCCAGTTTCAAACAATTCAGGAGGTTTTGTCATGGCTTCTGCCATCGCTTCTCGCGTGTTCAACGACACGCCAGCAAAGAACTCAGACGTGTCAGGTATGACCGTCAACCAGCTTCAAGACGAACGCACTCGTCTCATTACTGTCACCGAGGCATTCGATGCCAAGGGTGACAAGCTCTCTGCACAGGAAGCACAGCAGTATGCTGATGCTCTCGACCGCATCGAAGCCGTTCAGAATTCCCTCAGCAAGACTGCTGTCGGATTGTCTGAGCGAAAGGCAGCCCTGCTCGCTACGCAGCGTATTGCCAACGCGACAAGTGGGCTGGTCGTTGACTTTTCCAAGGGTGTCCATACCCGACCACAGTGGGAAGACGACAAGGAATTCTACGGTTTCCGTAACCAGCAGGATTACCTGAACTCAGTTGTCAACGCCTACAAGAACAAGCACAACCCGGATGCCATCGACGCTCGCCTCAAAGCCTGCGTTCTTGATGCTGTCGGGTCTGACGAGTTCAGCAAGGCTAACTGGGAATCAGCAGGTCTGACTGTTCCTCGTGGCTTCATCAACACTGTCCTTCAGGTCGACCCTGAAGCCGACCAGTTCATCAAACTGATGACCACGATCCCGATGTCTGCTCCAATCGTGGACATTCCTGCCCGAGTTGACAAGGATCACCGTACCAGCGTGACTGGTGGATTCCGAGTCTACCGAGGCAAGGAAACTCAGTCTCCGACTTTCAGCAAGTCTGAGATGGAAGTCATCAGCCTGAAGGCCCATGAACTGAATGGTGCTGCTGCAGTCACCAATCAGCTTATGAGCGACAGCCCGATCTCCATCGCAGCCCTGATCGACGCTGGTCTGCGACAGGAAGCAATGTCCTACCGCATGGATGAATACCTCAACGGTAACGGCATTGGCCGACCGCTGGGCGTACTCAACAGCGGCAACGGTGCTCTGCTGACTGTTCTGCGAGAGAACGGACAGGCAACTACCGACATCGTCAACGGTACCAACGTCCTCAAGATGCGTCAGCGAGTTTGGGGTTACCAGAACGCTGTATGGCTCTGCTCTCTGGACCTGTACCCAACCGTCGTGAAGCTCTGCATCGAGTCCCCGAACAACGCAGGAATCGTCAAACTGTTCCACCCAGCAGAAGGCGGAGACAGCTACGATACGCTGCTGGGCCGACCGATCATCTGGACCGAATACATGAACGGTATCACAGCCGGTCAGGACGGCTCTGCGATCAGCGAATGGAATGACAACTTCTTCGCCTGCGTCAACCCAACGCAGATTCTGCGAGGTGAGCGTGGTAACTCAGCGATTACTCGCTCGATCCACGTCCGCTTCCTTGAACGAGAAGAAGTGTTCCTCTTCACTTCGTTCGACGATGCTCGCCCATGGTGGAAGACGACTCTGACACCAGTCAACGCCGGTCTGACTCTGTCACCGTTCGTTGTCCTGTCCAAGACTACTGCCTGATTCATGCAGGTCGTGAGGGGAGGGTGGAATCCCGGAGTCAACGCCACCATCCTCCCCTCAACCTTTCTTCTCCAGAAATTCCTGAAGGAAATCAATAATGGCTACTCAAAAGTTCACACACCTGTCCAGCAAACTCTTCGTAGAGTCGCTGGGCACGCTGACGATGAACGGTTCCATTGCGAACCAGTTCGTTACTACCGAACGCTTCAGCAAGCTGATGTTCGTCGGGTCAGACATGGTGCTCACCGGCACTTTGACTGTCACGATTACAGGCAACAGTGCTGCTAACGGCTCAGGTACTCACACTGTCATTAAGACGGTTGCCTTCGCAGGCAATCCGGCTGACGTGTCAGTGGAAGTGGACAGCGAAGAAGTTTCTTACGCTGAAGATCAGGCAACGAGCGGTACTCCGTTCCTGTCTGTCTGCGTCCGTCTGACCGGTACAAACACCAACACCGTTGATGGTGCTGTTGTGATTGAGCCTCTCTACCAGCGTGGCGATCTGACCCCAACCGGTACAGGAACGACCACATAAGGAATAGCCTGTCGCACCTCTCCCTGCATAACGACTGGAAGTTGTACACCAGAGGTAGTGCAGGTGACGTGCATAAAGGGCAGGCATTGATGTTCCGCTTCGGCGGTAACAGCCGCAGTTCAGTTTCGGGGGTGGCTGGACTGCGGTTTGTTTTTATCCCCTGCGAGATACTGTCATGCCGATGTACATTGATCTCTCAACAGAAGCCGCTGTGACGACCATCGTCAACAGTGATTTCCTGTCGGCAGTCAAGCGGAACATCGGCTTTGATCCTGATACTCCCGACGAGCAACTGCCAGTCGACCTGACTGACCTGATGCACGAGTGCATCTCTATCTGCGAGAAAGAACAGTGGCGATTCATCCTGCGTAAGACTGTGACTCTCAGCCTTCCCTACGAAGCATTCTGCTACAACGACCGTCTCTTCTTCCTGCCCTTTGGTCGTGTCACTGCTCTCAGCACATTTTCCTACAAGAAGTCTGACGGTACTACAGCATCCATCTCTTCCAGCGACTACACACTGTACACGCATGAGCCATCTAAACTCTGGTGTGAAGACTGGGCTGAACTGTTCGACGACATCGACACCGAACAACCATACCCGATTACTGTCTCCTACACCACAGGCTATAATTCCTTCTCAGAAGTTCCTAAGAGCACAGTTCGGGCACTCAAGATTCTCGCTTACCATCTGTTCGAATACCGGGATGCTGTCAGCGAAGGGGCCATGACAGATCTGCCACAAGGCTATTGCTCTCTCAGAGACCACAACCTGCTGAATGACCACAGAGCCATTCGCTACGTTGTGGATGACTGGACGAAAGTGAGCCGAGGATGAACAAGTACAACCGACGCTCACGCCCCAACCTGCGGTACCTGTGCGAGTTCTATATTCCTAGTAACG